TGAAAGATTCTTTAACACTTTTTCTATTCTTTTCAATCATCGTATCTAAAGCTTTAAAATATTTGATAACTTGTTCATTACTTTTATAATCCTCATTTTTTACTGAATTATATTGAGTAATTACATCATATTTACCTTGATAACTTTCAATAAGTCCATCAACAAGTACATCTATACCTTCATAATATCCTTGTAATGCTTTATGTTCCGAATACGATTTAGTTTGTAAATGAAAAATATGCACTTGAGTTTGTGAATGTAATAAGATAGAAACCATATCTTTAAATCCGGAACTACTTTTAGATTCATTATTTTCACTTTGTGTATTTTCTTCTTCTTCTTCTTGTTCTCTCAAGAATATATCTTTTTTCTTGAATTGCATTAATTTTTTTTCCATTTTATTTTCCTATTATCAAGTCGTCAAACCCTAGTTTATTCATTCCCCCAACTTCTTTATCATCTTTTAATTCATCATACATATACGCTTTAACTACTGATGAAATACTTTGTTCCGCCTGAGCTATTTTACTCTCCATCCAATCATCTAATTGTTCGTTTTCATCTTCTTCCATCTTCTCCCACATTTTTTCAGCCAACTTAGCTATAATGAAGAGTTGTTGTTTTGCCATATATGAACCTCTACCATTATCTTCTTTAATGGTTTTCATTTTGGTAACCAACTTTTCAAGTTGTTTTTCTGTTAATATAATATCCTTCATATTCAGTTTATTTATAAATATCATATAAAACAAAAAACCCCCACCATTGTGAGGGTTAATTTTGGACCGACATAATGTCGGCGACTCCACCATCTTGTTTTTAACGAGAACTAAGAAAACTCCGTGTGTGATGAAACTCTAAGACCATCAACTTCTTTATCATAATATGATGATATATATGACGAATAACTAGATTTATGTTTATCAATATATTCTTGATTGAGAACATAACCATCCGGTTGACCCCACTCCAAAGCCATCTTAATAAACTCTTCGGTGTTTTGTATTTCACCATACTCATTAACTATTCTACCTGAACGGATGAATTTTAATAGTTCTTCCTTATTGGAATAGAATTTACCATCTTGAAAGTTCCATAGGAATTTCCAACCTGAACTTCTTTTTCCGATATGAATTTTCATATCTTCCAAGAAGACATCCCAAGGAGATAAGTTATCAAACCCTCTCTCTATTGTTCTGAAGTCATTTCTAATCTTATTTGGACTCCATATATCCAAACCATTTATTTGTTCAACCAAGTCAAGATATTTAACTCTGACCTCACTTGGTTTTGGTATACGAAAATAATTTGTACTCATACCTTATTATTATTTAGTTACTAACGCCTCTACTTTACTTCTCATATGGTCAGCCAATGTCATATCAAATGTTGATGTAACAATAACCGAATCAACCAAATACTTGAATGGGACGTGAATTAAGAAGTCACTTCCGTTGAAGAAAGTCAAATCGTTTTTCAATTCAAGACAACCCTGAATCATCTTCAAGAATAACTTGAATTGGATTGCATCCACGAATGTTTCGTGTAATAGTTTCCCGAACATTTCGTTCTCAATTTTAACGGTATAATTTGTTGTTGTCATATGTTATATTTTTGACAAAGATAATACTATTTTTTTAATAAACAAAATTAATCTTTAGAACTTGATGATTTTTTAAATAATATACCACATAAAATATTAATTCCTAACGCTTGCCAAAAGGTAATTGGATTTAACCCATCTACTGCTTGAATTAAACATCCGTTCCATAGTAATTGAACCGGCCAAGCCATAAAAATCCCTAATACTATCAACGATAATATTGTAATTGCGAATGCTTCAAATTTTTCTTTCATATCTTAATAATTAAATTCCCGACAAAGATAATACTATTTTTTATATAAACAAAAAAAACCTCAACAAATTTTACTCTGTTGAGGTTTTTATTATACCAACCGTAGAAAGGGGTTGTTGGCTTGTGAAACTATAAATATATCATAAAATTAAAAAAGTCAATCTTTTTTTAAAATTCTTGTAATTAATCTACATAATTGGTCATTTTCATCATCAAATGGTAGGTTTTCAACATCAAAATACCCACAATGAGTGTGTTCATCACCATCGATGGCATTTTCTAAATCAGGATTAATTCTCTCATCCGTCTCCATTAAAAACACATACATCAACCCTTTCATCTCGGAACCATCACGATTGTATCTCTTAACAAACCCAACTAATTTTAAATCATTATCTAATGTATAATTTGTTTCTTCCTCAAATTCTCTTTGAATGCCGTCCATCGGATGTTCATTTTTTTCCAAATTACCACCCGGTATACTCCATTGACCGGGCAAACTACCTGTGGCATTTCTTTTACATAGTAATACCTCATCACCACATTTGACAATTACACCGGAATATCGTTTAACTTCTTTCATTTTATATTTTTTTGTGTATTTATAAGTATATGGAATTAAGTATAAACAAAAATAAATTCAAAGTCAAAACTGTTATTTCATCTAAAGACACTAGTCGTGGTATGATGAACAAAAAATTTGACGATACCTTTAATGGTATGTTATTTATTATGTCTGAAGGCCAACACTGCTTTTGGATGAAGAATTGTATAACTAATCTCGATATAATCTTTATTGAAGATGATGTTATAACAAAAATTCACCACAACTGTCCCCCTTGTAAAACCAAAGATTGTGGAAACTATTGTGGTGAAGGTGATATGATACTTGAACTTCAAGGTGGAACCTGTAAAGAATTAGGTATTAAAATTGGTGATAACATTAATCACTTAGATTAATCCCAAGTTAAGAAAAATTTAATTTGATTATCTTCACATCTTAATTTTCCGGCACCCCATCCATTAATTCCTTTGAAGTTAATTGATTCACCAAGTTTCATTGTAACTTTTTCGTTTAAACCAATAGATGAACCACGTTTAACAATGATTCCACCAACAGTAGGAGCCCCTATAACTTCCCAAACTTGTAAAGCTTTTGTTTTAGGTAATCCATAATCAGGACTTTTTTTGATAGTGTTTGACAATGTATCAGTGTAATTTTTTGCCCCACCCATCATTTCATCTTCATTAATTAAGTTATATCTTGAACGGATATCTCTTTTCTCTTCTTCTGAAATTATAAATCTTTTTGCCATAATTGTATTTTTATTTATAAATATCCGGGGAAATAAAAAAAGAGGATGTTAATCCTCTTTTAATTCTAATTCTAATTGTTTTCTATCTTCAATAAACGCATTCACTCGTTTGCTTGCAATCTCCGTATAGTTTGGTGATAACTCAATCCCCAACCATCGTCTCCCTAATATTTCGGCAGCAACCGCTGATGTTCCACTTCCCATAAATGGGTCAAGAACTATGTCGTTCTTATAAGTTAATATCTTGATTGCTTTGGTAGGTATATCCATACTAAAAGTAGCCTTGGTTAATGATTTAGTATCAGCAAAGTATTCCCACCTTCCGAACACCAAATTCATAAACTCTTTCTTATCTTCAGGTTCATAAACCATTTTGGTTCTGACTTTACCATTTTCATCAGTAATTTCGGTTGGAGTTCCCACCCATTGGGATTCTCCTTTGGTTAATTTCTTAGGTGAATTTTTATAAGCCAATATCACACACTCTTTTGGATTATAAATGTAAGGCTGACTATTACTCATCCAACTACCCCAAGCTGTTTGTCTAACTCGATGGGGACTATCCTCAGTTAAATCAACCATCCCAAAGAATTTAAACCCAACTTGCTTCATCATCATCCAAAACTCTGCGTTAAATAATATCCTTCCACCTCTCTCTTGAACATTCATCTCAATTGGTACATTAATCGCCACACGACCATCATCTTTTAATAATCTAAACGCTTGTGACAACCAATCTGTTGTAAATTTCCAATACTCGTCCATAGACAACCCATCATCATATACATCATATTTTATGTTTGCGTTATAGGGTGGAGATGTTACCAAAAGGTCTATACAACCATCCGGAAGTGTTTTCATCACCTCAACACAATCACCATTTATAATCTTTCCTGTTTCTATCATATTATTCTTTTAATTGGTATTCCCAACCATCATCTGTTTTAATTGGTGTAATCTCTAAATCCAAGAACACCGCGTTTTGGTCCGAAGCATATAATCCAAGAATATTATAATCATAAAACTCCTCAGCCTCACCCATCGTCATTAGGTCTCTTTCTTGTAGAATGTTTAATATCCCTTGTTTTGAATATAACATCTTTCTTCCCGGAGAACCAAAGTCCTCTACAATCCCAACGATTGCACTTTCTAATCCGTCTAATAAAACCGCGCCTTCTGCGTATTCATCAATATCAACCAGCATTCTCAAGTCTCTCAATTTTACGATTCAAATACCACAACGCTTTTTTCATATCCTGAAGTTCTTTATCAGTATCTTTCTTACCTGCTCTTGCAACATATTTAACAACGTTGAAGATGTAAGCGTCCTTATCAAGACCCCAAGCTTCACAAACTTTTACGACTTCGTAAATATTCTCTTTTCCCCCGTAATGTTCCGGGTGATTTACCATTTCTTTATTCATATTAATCTTCTCTATATTCTCCTAATAATTCTTCATTTGATATAATCCCCGAGAATTGCTCTCTTATTTTTGATGTATCCACATCGTCATACATTGCGTGAATGGTAGTATTCAATTGGTCAGCAAAACTCAATGCCCCATAGATAACATTAATAACTTTATAAGGATTAGCATTTGATGATGGTCTTCTATCCTCAAGATAACCTTTCCAAGTTTCACCAACTGATTTAGGAACTCTAATTGACGCACCTCTATCTGATACACCCCAACTAAATTTATCTATTGATTGTGTTTCAAATTTACCGGTTAATCTTAAATGATTATCCGAACCATAATTTTCAATATGAAGTTCTTGTCTTGTCTCAAAAGCGTTGAAGATAGATTTAAAATAACTTTCACCACCTATTTCTCTCATTTTTTTATTTGAGAAGTTTGTATGTAATCCTGAACCATTCCACTCACCTACTATAATCGGTTTTGGGTGAAGTTCAATTGAGTGACCTCTTTTCTCAGCTAGTTTATGTAAGATGTAACGTGACATCCATAAATCATCAGCAGCAGATAATTTACCTTTAGAGAATATTTGGTATTCCCATTGTCCAAGTGCAACCTCAGCATTGGTCCCCTCAACGTTGATACCCAAGTCAAGACAATAATCCAAATGTTCATCACTTAATTCTCTACCAACAATTTGACCACCTACACCACAATAGTATTTACCTTGGGGGTCAACTGTACCACCTCTTTCAAATCCTAACACATCTTTGTTATGTGCCGAACGAATAAAGTATTCTTGTTCAAACCCAATCCAAAAATCATCATCTTCATTACCTAATTTACTTCTGTCGTTTGTTTCGTGTGGTTGGTTGTCTTTATCCAACACTTCACATAAAACATAAATCAACGGAGTACTAGTAATTTCAAGACTCTGATACATTCTTACAGGTTTAAGGTAACAATCTGATGAGAACCCTTCTGCTTGCATAGTTGAACTACCATCAAATCCCCACGCAGGAATATCATTAATCTCTTTTGGTAGAGTATCAACAACTTTAATTTTACTTCTTAAATTTGGTTCCGGTTTGTATCCGTCGAGCCAAATGTATTCCAATTTCACTTTCATAATTTTATTATATAATATTTTCCTAATTTAATACTTTTTTTATACCCATTTCTAACCGAGAATAATGGTTTTGTCGTCACATTAACACCAATCCCATTATTAAGTCTAAGTGACCAACCGGATGGTGATTTACTATACAAT